CAACTAAGACTCCAACATGACCAAAGCTGATTGCCAGTCTTGCTGTGTTGTATAGCCAAACATTGAGATCATTACCCTCAAGGTCAACATCAAACAACTGCTCTCTCACTAAGTCAGATACATCATCAAGTCTTACTGGCTTCCTAACCAACATACCTGAGAGCATCTTTTCAATACGCTGCAAATATGGCACTACTGTTGATCTACTTAACCTTACGTCATAGCTATCATCTGTTTCTCTTGCTTCCTGTGGCAAATACTTTCTATGTTCACTCCTGATCTTGTATGTTCCTTCCTTCAAATCTGTTATCAAATCCCAAAATTGAGCCATACGCTGATAGGCCGCATTAGGGCTTGCAACTGTGGTAGCAGCTTGTGTTATGGGCTGATTGTAAATATTTAGTGAGCTAT